ATACTTGTCAGCAGCAATTGCCGGCGGCGATCAGTGGCGCGCAATGTCAGAAGCACTCAAAGCAGCTGCACCAGACATCGTCACCACAGACACCCCTGGAGTGCTCCCGACGCCAATCGTCGGACCGAGCGTGTACAACAATTTCATCGGTCGCAGACCTGTCATCGATGCCGTTGGGGTGCGTGCAATGCCCGCAGGCGGCAAAGTGTTTATCCGTCCAGAAGTGACCACACACACCAGCATTGGTGCATCCATCGCTGAGCAGTCACCAACAGCCGGCACAATGGTCGTGTTTAACAACCAAGTCACCAAGCAGATTTTCGGTGGGTATGTAAACATCTCCGAAGCCGACATCGACTGGACAGATCCAGCAATCTTGTCAGTCGTGCTTGACGACATGGGCCGTATCTACGCAAACGCAACCGACAACTACGCAGCCGACCAGCTCGTGTCTGGTGCATCAGTGACCCAGAACTTTACCGCAGCGTCAGAAGCTGACCCTTCGTACTGGGCATCATGGGTAGCAGAAGCAGCAGCAACCATCCTGTCATCGTCAAACGGCAACCTTCCAGGTCACCTTTTCGTAAGCCCAGACCAGTGGCAAATCCTGCTCGCCCTCAGCGACACAGCAGACCGTCCACTGTTCCCACAGGTCGGCCCAATGAACGCCTTTGGCAACCTTGGTGTCAACCAGTACGGCGGCAACGCGTTCGGCTTGCAGGTCGTAGTTGACCGCAACTTTGCAGCTGACACGCTCATCATTGCTGACGCAACCGGCTACGAACTGTTCGAACAGCAGAAGGGCGCAATCAGCATTGACTCGCCATCCACGCTGTCACGCACAATCGCATTCCGCGGTTACTTCGCAGCACTCATGATTGACTCCAGCAAGTTCGTCAAGGCTGCTTTCGTCTAATCGCTGGTTACTAGGTAGGGAGAGGTTCTGACATGGCTGATTATGTAGTTACTCACGGCATTTACCGTGATGAATACGCAGCTGTGCAGACCCTCACACCTGTCACCAACCTTCGACTGGGCGACACAGTTTCAGTCAGTGGAGTCGGTAACTCATTTAACGGCAACCACACTGTTTACAGCATGGAGCCGTACGAGTATCAAGGCGTCGACGAAAACGGCTATTTGATATTTGACTACTACGTATCAAAGCCAAACCAGATCATTTACGTCCACGGTGGACACACCGACATGGACGCATATGAAGCGTTAACAGGCACCCTCAGCCACACCGAAAGTGTGTCTTGGATTGTCGCTGCAGACGTGCTGGCTTGGCTAGGTATTGACGTAGCAACCGCTAACGACACAGCCTTTGTAACCACTTGTGTAAACGCCAGCAACGCCTGGTGCTATCGCAAACGTGAACAAGCCGGCTACACAGACTCAATGAGCACAGTGCCGAGCGACGACGTCAAACTTGGCACCGTTATGTATGCCGCCACGCTTTATCGTGAACGCGGATCTGTTGACTCGTTTGCGTCGTTTGACGCTATGGGTACTTTCCCTGTGCCGTCAACACTTGGCCGTATTATGCAGCTGCTCGGCTGTGGCAGGGCTCAGGTTGCGTAGTGGCCGCCTCTGGCATCCTCATTGAGGCTGTTAACGCAGTTAAAACAGCGTTGACCAGTCTTGGCTTGAAGCCTGTGACTGACCCTCGTAACGCTCGACCTTTGTCTGTGTTTATCGAGTTGCCGACCGTGTCGGCGTTTACATACAACGTGGGTGACATCACCCTGCGTTGCCGCGTTTTGGCTCCTCCCCCAGGTAACCAAGACGCTGGCGACTATCTCATGACCATCGCTGATCAAATAATGAACTCGGCGATTGCCGTTACTGATTTGTCACCGGGTTCGGTGTCGGTCGGTGGGCAAGACCTTCCAACCTACGACCTCACAGTTCGTGTGGCCGTGAAACGCAACTAAAGGAGCCATCATGGCAACAACAACTTTCCTCGGAAACGCAACCGTAAACATCACCCAAGGTGCAACCACCTACGACGTGTCAGATCAGTGCACCTCGTTAACATTGACCATCGGCAACGACGAACTTGAGTCAACCGCTTTCGGCGACACTGGCCACAAGTTTGTTGGCGGCCTTCAATCAGTTGAAGTCACCATGACTTTGTTCTTGAGCTACGGCACAGGCGAAGTCGAAGCAATGCTCGCAGCTGCTGTCGGTCAAGGCTCAACAGATTTGGTTATCAGCCCTTCTGGCACCACAGAGTCAGCCACCAACCCTGAGTACACCATCACCGGTGCAATGCTTGCCAACGCACCAGTCATCAACTCAACGGTCGGCGAATTAGCCACCGTCGACTTGACATTTGTTGGTGGTACCTGGGCTCGCGACATCGCGTAAACAACCAACCTCAACGCATAGGGAGAAACTATGAAAATAACAATGCACGTCCAACAAAACGATGGCCAAGAATACGAGGTAACCACCAACCTGTTTACGGTGGTTGCGATGGAACGCAAGTTCAAAATAAAAGCCTCAGATCTGGCACAAGGTATCGCCCTTGAGCACCTGGCTTTTCTGGCTTACGAGTCATGTAAACAGTCGTCAATTCCAGTGCCGTTATCGTTTGATGACTACCTGAAAAAACTTGACAACATTGACATTGTTAACGAGGAACCCGCAAACCCTTCCGTCGAGGCAGCTACTCAAGGCAACTAGCAGAAGTGCTAGTGGTCACCGGGTACTGGCCTCATGACATACCATTTGATAGTCAAGATCTGGCAACAGTGATTGACGTGTTAAAAGACCAAGCGAAAGAAGCAAACCGTGCCCGCAAGCGTTAGAACCGAAATACTTGGTGCTAAAGAAGCTGTGCGCGCCCTCAACAAAATTGAGCCTGGTCTGCGTAAACAATTCACTGCTGACGCCACCCGCATAGCCCAGCCAGCTATTGAGGAAGCACAGCAACGCTACGTGCAGCTTGGTGTGCCGTTGTCGGGCATGGCTCGTAACTGGCAGTCAAAAGGCCGCAAACTATTCCCGTATGATCCACGCAAAGCCGTACGCGGTTTAAAGGTCAAGGTAGAAGGCGACCGTCGCAAAACCAGTGTCATCCTGTTAGAGCAACGTGACGCCGGCACAGCGATTTTTGAGTCTGCTGGACGCGCCACCGCTAACACTTTGGGCGATGCGCTCGGGCCATTGAAACCAAACCACACTCGAATTCTTGGGCCTTCACTTTTTAAACGGTCAGATGAGGTCACAGGCGAGATGGAAAAAGCGGTGTTAGCAATTGTTGACCGTGTAAACAAGGAGCTCCGCTAATGGCCATCAGTATTCCCATTATTGCCGAATGGCAAGGCGGTAACGCTTTAAAAAAAGCCCGCCAAGAGTTTGCACAACTTGAAGGCGCTGGCGCTAAAGCCCAGTTCGCTATTAAGAAAGCGGCTGTTCCTGCAGCTGCCGCGTTAGCCGGTGTCGGTGCCGCACTATTTGACGCCACAAAAGGCGCTATCGAGGACGCCGCAGCACAAGACCTGCTAGCAAACAACTTGCGTAAAACCACTAAAGCAACTGACGCCCAGATTGCCGCCAATGAAGACTGGATATCTGAGCAGGGTCGACTACTTGGTGTTACCGACGATCAACTACGTCCAGCGCTCGGTCGTCTAGCCAAAGCAACAGGGTCGGTCACAGGAGCACAGAAATTAGCAGCGCAGGCTATGGACATCAGCGCCGCCACTGGAAAGCCGTTAGAAGCCGTTGTAGGGGCGTTAGAGAAGGCGTACGGCGGGAACATGACCGCACTCCAGCGCCTAGCACCTGAATACCGTGAACTAATCAAAGACGGCGCGTCGTTCGAAGAAGTCATGGCGAAACTGGCTAAAACCACAGGCGGTGCCGCCACCGAAGCAGCCAACACCACAGCCGGTCAATTTAACCGTCTAAAAGTGTCAATGGACGAAACCAAAGAGTCAATCGGTGCAGCCCTTATTCCTGTCGTGCAGGCCGCGTTACCGTACCTGCAAAAGTTCGCTGACTGGGCCGCTAAAAACCCACAAACGTTCAAAATGATTGCATTAGCCATCGGCGCAATCGCAGCTTCTATTTTGCTTGTAAACGCCGCCATGGCAATCAACCCGTTTTCAGCCATCGCAGCCGGCATTGCAGCACTTGTCGTTGGCATTGTGGCGGCCTACAACAAATTCGAGACATTCCGCAACATTGTTCGCAGCGTTGTAAACGGCATCGCGTCATACTTCGAGTTTATGGTCAACGCCTGGATCAAAGTAATCAACACCGTGATCAAGGGCATTAACCTTGTCAAGCCAGGCAAAGACATCCCTACACTCGGCTCAATCACTATCGGCCGACTTGGCGACAAAGACATGACAGAAGGCTTATCAGCGTCACGCATCACAGCGCTAGCCAGTGGCGGCATTGTGACCGCACCAACGCTCGCCATGATTGCTGAAGGCGGCGAATCAGAAGCTGTCATTCCACTCAGCAAACTAGGCAACATGATGGGCGGCGGTGACACCAATGTAAACATTCATGTAAACGGCGGTGACCCCAACGCAGTCGTGGCGGCTTTACGCACGTATATGCGCCAAAACGGTGCGGTTCCCATTC